GTGGATTTGGCAGTATTCAAATAGGGTTCTACAGGACCTATCTGAGTTCAGAAATGCCGGATTCGAGTCTCTGCTCGAATTAAGATTGAGTCAACGCAGAAAATTGCTGAGATTGAGGTTGTCTAGGTGTCTAGATTTCTCTGCTTCTGGGGTCGTTTCACTCAGTAGAATGACATTGGTGGACTTCGTTTCGACTTTGTCATTCCTGAGTAGGATAGTATTTAACTTCCTCTTCGACTGTGCAGTCGGAATAGAGACTTTCAATTTCTGACTATCTTTTAAGTCTCACGGATTGGAGGTGCTATTCCACACTTTCTTTATATGCACTCAAGGCTTTAGCTAGATAGGCTCTAGCTTCATCAATTGGTGAAGGGGGAGTCTTGAAAGTGTGTTTGAACTATCTTTCCATATGACTAATGTAATAGACATCTGTATTTGGGTCATAAGGTACTTCATTAGCTACAGGGTCCATGGGATTAGGAGCTAAGAGTAGAGAAGATAAGTCCATAGAAAAACCAGCTGCCTCTCCTAAAATGTTGGAAATATCCAAATTGCTGATTTTGCTGCCTATATAGTTCACGGTTCTATTTGCTGCTCCCTTAAGAAGCTACTCCCCAAAACCTAAAGCTGTATGGAAGGATTTGTTCCAAAAGCTTTCTTCTTCTTAGTCGAATATCATTGTAGATGGTACTTGAGCTAATGAACTATGATTCTCTCCTGAAAAGTTATATCAGTGTCCAGTTTGGAGAGAGTGGGCGAAAGTGTCAGTAGGATCGCTCCAATAAGTATAATTGTACTTCAGACCACAAACTATACCATAGGCTAAGTTAGTTCCGGTATCGATGGATATGAATGGTTTTCTTATAATCAAATAAGCTACAGACTCACTCATGAATTGCCTATCGGATGCATCATCTTCAAAAATGAGATTGGTATTGGTGACAGATTGTCTGAGAACAAAAGATCTTGTGGATTCTTCTGTCATATCCATTGGCTTGCCGATCTTGATAAGCTGTTAGATGCTAAGACTGCCTGATCTAAACTAGTTGTATTTTAGGCTGCCAGACCATGCAAATCCTGACTAAGTGGCTCGAGGTCCTTATAGAGCTACTGTCATTTGGCAAGCCCAGACAAAACCATCTTAGGCGAAAGAAGTCATGTCACCTCCATAGGCTGCTACCATACTCAAAGAGCTAGTAGTGATAGTTGAAGTAGTGAGAATTAAATTAGCATCATTAGTATTCAACTAGCGGATTCCTGAGTATCTGGTTCCTAATCCCAACTCCGAATGTCCAATAGAAGGTGCAAAGAGGAAGAGACAATACTAGTCCGTAGATGGGACGGTGAACTCAATAGTGTTGGAGGATATAGCAGATCCTATCTATATAGGTATTCCATCGTGGACGTAGGGAGTATCGGTCACTCCAGGGAGAGCTCTTGCTATGTGGAATGCATCGGTGGGAGTGGTCTGGTGATTTCTCACTGTCTGCTATTTGGGTCTTTCGTGTTGTATAGGATGTCTAACTGAATCTTACTTCTTCTTCTAAAACTATTTGTTAGACTTGTTAGACTTTCTTGATTGATTGAGGGATTATGGTGGGCCTTGATTGGGTCAAGGTCTATTCATTGCTTGTTTCCTTTTAGGATTAGTCTTTGAACGGGATTCCATATTTTAAAATTATTAATCTGACTTTTAACGTCATCAGATACTTCTATGACGGGGTACATCTAGCTTTTAACGTCTCCAGATGATTCCAAGACGGGAATTGCTTCCAAGACAGGGTTGAGGGTGGGCATTTGACCTAGTAACATGATGCCACTATCCATCAAGTGCTTCAGAGTAGACATGGAAAATCGGACATGATTCATTACTCACTATTCAACCAGATCAATATGATGGGGTTCAAACTATACTCCAAACAGGACTCTGTTAGAAGTTTTAAGAAACAGATCAAAATCTATAACTCCTGAGAAGTTCTTAGAATATTTAGATAGCCTAATGGAGTAGTAATCCTTAATGAAGGGGAGGGGGAGTTCATAATCTGCTGATTGAAGCAATGCTTATATATGAGCTGCTGCGGATCACTTGAGCACGGGATTAGTGCCTGTGTAGAAATGTTTAGTTTCTAAGCATTTTATAGGATCTCTCATTATATACCATCCATCAAAACCATCTTGGCTTCCTACGTGGACTGCAAACTTGGAGCAAAAGTCTATATCCCACCATGGTCTGATCTTAAAATCTTTAATGACTTGACCCAAAC